GTTCGATCCGTCCTTATTTAAAACTGTAACCTCGGCTGGCCTTTCGGCACTGGCAGTTACCTGCAATTCCTCGCGAGCAAGCTCGCGATTAAAACCGGGGGTTAAACTCTTAAAAGAGAACGCGAGCATAAGCTCCATGGTAAACCATGACTACTGGGTCACTCAGTAGGATTTACAGATTTTCTTTCACGCAATATCTGCAAATTGCGCGCCCAAGGATTAATCCCTGGACGATTTATATTGGGGTCTTCCAGCTCTATCAGGCCTGCTTGGCTGTGCGACATCAGGACCAGGCGGATTCTCAAATGGAGAAGGAGCTGTCGGATAAAAGGGTTCGTACCGCAAAATCGGTGCGCCTGTAAAGAAAAACATATTGAAATCTTCACCGACAGACACAAATGATGCTAGACGGTTTGGAGATGAACCTTCAGGAACGTCTGAATTCATCAATATCTCATGGAACCAATCATTATACAAGCTGGTAGTGAGGTTAGCTTCCTTACAAGTTCCAAAACGGAAATTTGAATAGAAAGGAAATTCGACCTCCAAAGCTGGATTTGGTCCAGTTGACGTGGCATGAGCGCCAGGCCAAGTGTGATTAAGACGAATCAAACCATTTCTGGCGATATCAGTCTCCGAAGTGTGGAGAGCGTCAGCATAAGTACCGTTCAAATACTGAGCGGAAACCGACATTCTTTTAGCGATTAAAAGATCAGATCGCTTGCCTTCACCACCAAAGGCTAAATACTTCCAGCGCACACCACCTCTATAACCAGTAAATGCAGGCATCAAATAGTTAAGAAGCGTCATGGTCGCATAATTGTACTTATAATTGTTCGTACCCCAAGCAGCGTCGTGCACAGCTCCAGGAGCGGCACCACGATGGTATGGAATATTATTACGCCGATGTATAAACCAAGAAGAGCCTGTCTTCGGCCATCCAATCACGGAATGGAAATTATAACGTTTCAAGCATTGTCTGAATGAAACAACTTCTTCTCCGTAATGGACATGTGTCATGGGATCCACCAACGACGTCTTTGTACCCATAGTATTGAGCACTTGAGACTGCATAGGAGCAGATGGTTCTGTAGTGGAATCCATATCTGGTTGCGGAATAGAAGATTCCGCTGACTGGACGTCGAGTGGTGGAGGTGGAAAATCTGGCTTTTCAAACCAGGTAAGGTTACTAAGACAGTCATCATCAGGATTGGCAACTTCAAAATCGTCACCAGCACTAACAAAAACGTTAACCATAATGTCATTGTCCACCACTGAATTGGGTACTGTAAGTTGATTGACCACATAAACCTGAATCCGTCCGTTCGTGAACAGATTAGATGTGGCAGTTGAAGAGCCCAAACCAAATGGTACACTATTGACCCCTGGCTCATAATGGGCAAGGTATCCCCAAGGGGAACCCCAACCAATCTCAACGGTGAAATCTTTGTCCTCAGCAATGTCTACTATATGCGTGTAGTTCGTGACGTACTCGTTAGATTCAAACCCATAAGGGTCCCAAACAATCTTGAGACGACCTTTGTGGAAGTTCGATGAAACAATCTGGAAACGATACTTAATGGTACCACGCCAATGCATAAAAGGAAGAGTGGCAAAACACATAGCCGGCAAGTGGAGCTCTTTACGTTCTCCATCAGCAGCGGTGTAAGTCACCTCGTCCCAGAGTGCTGGAGATACATCACAGTAAAATAAAGCATCTTCCGTGTTGTCATTGACAGACCAAGGGAATTGGGTTAAATAAGACTCTCGACAAGCAATAGCTTTAATGGCTAACTCGTCAGCGGGCCCAACTCCTGCAACTCTAGGATCAACAGTTAATTCCTGTTTAGCATCTAATGAAAGCTTGGTACTCGAGTCGGCTAAATTAGCATTTGCCATATTACCCATAATCGCTGGACGATAGGGTACGACATCTGCCAAAGTAACCGGACGTGAGTAACCAAACAAACGAGCGACTGAAGCAACCGTTGAAGCCACCATTTCGGTGGCTTTTGCATAAGGTGCAATGGGTGGAATGGAAGTTAACCTCCCAGCTATACGAGATACAACCGAGGCTGGTTTAGAAATAACACCATCTCGCTCATACTCATCCATTTGCGGATCAAGCGGTTGTTCGTCACATTGAGGCACCAAACCTCCGGGATTCGCCGAAGTTGGTGTGGACAGATTGACGTCTTCTGCCCAAGCAAAGATGGAAATAGTAACTCGATCTTCAGCACCATTAGCGTGTTTTAGAGGAACCATCTCCGTAATGACCATCTCTCCCATATCATTAAAATCTTCAGCAGGGATACTCAAAGCGTTCTTGTACCAAAAGAAAGGTAAAGTTAAAGAACCTCCCTGAGAAGTGGTGGGATCAAGATAGACATGTGGCCTTTGTGAAGCTTGAATTAAGTCCTGTTTGAAAAACGCACGCGTGACAGTAAAATCATCTGTGCGATGCAAAGGATTATAGGCAGCAAGCAATCTGCCATAATGGAAACCGTTACCATTAATTAGAATCTTGACATTAAGTTTGCATCTCAATAAATTGAAATTTGAAATGCGGTTCAAAATCCGAGGATTATTAAAA